CCAGCAGAACGTGTATACGCTAGGACAACTGGGTGGTCCATCTTAACGTTCTTGGGGTCCATCTCTAAAGTCTTTGCTACCATGTTGATAACGGGAGATGCAATATCATATGTTGTTAAAGTTGGGTCTAGTTTAAATCTATCTGCAAACTGTGGATATTCTCTAATAGCAATTTTTTGCAAGTCTGTGGTATACTCAGCAATTGTTTTCTTGCCCATAGCAATTTGCTTTGCAGCAATTTTTGCTTCAGCATCAGAGACACCCATAATTTGGAACGCGTCGATTACGGCACGAACGTTTGCTAGCGCTGTGACGGACTTTGCCCCAAGGGTTGCTTCATCCTTAAAGTTAATCTTTGACCATACCCAGTCAGATGCAAATTCAGTTGGCTTAAAAAATGATGGATATTCTGTCTTTGCTGTGGTGGAAGCAGTCTTATCAACTGCTCCAGCAGTAGCGCCTACAGTTGTTTTTGAGGCCGTCTTTGTGATAACCTTTTCAACTTGACGTGCCTGTTCCGCATCAAATTCTTTCATGAACTGTGCAACATCTGCACTAGAGAACTTGCCCATATAGTTAGCGTCCTCTGCTGCTGTCTCCATCATGGCGCGAGCAGATTCTGTAGTTAATTTAGTTGTAGAAGTTGTTGTATCTGTGCCAGACTTTGGATTCTTAGACCCATCATTAGACGCTTTAGCCTTGTCAACTTCGTAAGCGGCTTGCTCTGATGCATCTAACTTGCCATCTCCGCCTTTAGGATTGATATCATAAGGCACCTGTTCTGGTGTAAGAGTACTCATGTTAGTTAACCGCCTTTAATGAGTCATTGTCAAAGTATCGTGTAAGAATTGTTTTCAAGTTACCATCCCATTGGTTAGCATTTGTTATAACCCAAGCATTGTAAGCATCTTTGAGTTGAGCCTTGCGTGGGTCATAGTCAGGCAAAGCCTGGTATGCTTCAGTGAATATAGCGCGAGAATCTAAAAATTCTTTTGCATCTTGCCAGAACTGGCTCTTGCCGCTCTTAGCCATGAACTTTGCGTCGCTAGTAATCTCTTGCAATCCTCGAGCATATTTATATGAACTATCACCACTCTGAGATAACATGTATTGGTCATACCATTCTTGGCTCTGGTCCTTAAACACCGTAACTGCAAGGTTCTCAAGAACTAACTTTAGTTCTGGGTGAGCACGCAGAGTCTTACCATCAGTAATCTTAGCCTCTAGAGCCTCTTTAGTCGTCATGTATTGGTCCCATGTGCGCTGTTTAAGACGTTCAGCCTCAATTTCTTTTGGCTTCATCTTAAATTCATTTAAGTTTTTGCTTGTTCCAGAAAGTGTTTTCTTTGGGTTGGCAAGCAATGAAAGGATGTTATTGGACTGTTCTGTTGGATTGTAGTTGAGGTCTGCTGCAAGCAAGCCAACTAAAGTAATATCACCAGAATCAATGTTAGCGAGTCTACCAACTAAATCATTGTTATCTTCAAATACTCTAGCATATGCTTCATATGTTGCTGGTATATTAAGATTTTTGGTTGAACCTGTGAAAGAAACTCTGTCAAGCATAAAACCAGGGCCCATAAGAGAAATCATTTCCTGGCCAGCAGCATCGCGGCGGTCTTGGTTATTCATACCTTGAGCCTTGTACTTTTCTTGCAACTTATAGTACAATGTAGACGCTAAGCCCATAGGGTTTGTGTCGACCTTGTATGGTATACCAGCATAAGGAGAAAAGAATGTAGACATGAACTTAACGCGCCAGAGGCCCATTACTTCATTTCTAATCTGTTCATCAGATGGCATATCTTCTTCGATACCCATTTCAACCATCATTGCATGATAGTTGTAAATAGACTTCCAAGAACTTAGATAGTCCTTCTGTCCTTCTGGTCCGATGAAACCATTGATAGCAGCCTTGAGCCAAGGTGGTCTGAATGTGTCAACCACAGAGGTTGGTGGTCCATAAGGATAGAATACTTTGTACCAGTTAGTTCCATTAATAGTTGCAAAGTCTTCAATTTCTGACTCACTCTGTGGGAAGTATTTCATTACATAACCCATTGAAAGGCTAGTAACGAATGATGGTCCTGGACGGTTAAGTAGGAATCCAAGTGACTGAGCACTCAGTTTTACTCCTTGAGCGTTGCCTCCAAGAGCAGCATTAATTTCCTTGCTGCCTGGTACGACTAGATGAGTAATTTTATTGATATCATCTGTTGGATTGCCGTTCTCATCTATGCCAAATGTAGTGTATGCTCTACCATAGTTGGATAGAATGCCAGTTGCTCGAACTGGATTTTTGGCAGCAAGGCGACCATATCGCATAAATGCGTTGATGTTTGCACTAGGGAACGCTATGATTCCGCGCAATGAGTTAATCAAACGGTTAGGGTTATTAATTGTGTAAAGAGTCTTTTCCATCTCTTGCAGGGCTTCACGTCCAGCAGACTGGCGTACAGAATTAAAAGTATCGGTTGTAATATCAAATCCCTGGTCCATTAGATATGATATTCTTTTAGCAACATTCTCTGTTGCCATTTTATCAAATAACATAGCACGAATAGGGTTTTCAACAGATGCTAACTTATTAAATATCTTTGATGTATAGTTGTTGAAACCTTGGCTTGCTTGAGCAAATCCGCTTTGACCAAACGTGTTAATCTCATAGTGGAAATTTGATGGAGTAATATCAAATAATCTATCTGTATATGGGGCTAGCAAACTTTCAAGTTTCTGTGATGTTACTTCACCCTTTAGGATTGCTGCACGTGCTTCATATGAGGGGAACATGCGTTGCACAAGGGCAACCTTATCCGCAAGATAGTCTGGAATATCTTTAGCGTCATTAATATTAAATGCTGGATTCTTTAAGTAAGCCTTGCCAGAGTTGGTCTTAGACCAGGCAAGAATATCGGTCATCGAAGTTTCAGCAAAGATTAAGTCCATGAGTTCATCGCCACGATACTGACGATTTGCAATATTTGCAAGTTCTTCAAAGTAAGTCGTGTCCTGAACACCAATTCTTGAAAGTGGCGCTTTGCGCTTTATCATAGACGCAGTTTGACCAGTTGCCAATTCACCTAAGAAGTTAAGTGTGCTGGTACGACCGTTCTTTGTTTCTTCTCGTATAGCAGCGGTAAAGTAATTAACTCCACCTGTAGATTGCTCTTGGACAAAAGAATCAACAGATACTTGTTGACCCTTAATAATAAAAGTATGCTTTTCTTTTGAATAATAGCGTTCTTTAAACTTTGCGCTTTTACCAAATACATCAGCCTGTTTGACTCTTGCTTCGCCAAGTTCTTTTACTGCAGCATCAATTTTAACGTATGCATTTTCCACGGCTTTATCAGCGTCCATGATAACTTGCTTATTGGTTGCTAAGTTTGCAATTACTTTCTTGTAGTTATCAATTGCATCCTGTGCCTCGTTGAGCGCAACTAAGTCAACATCCTCGTATTGAGAAAGATACTTGACGCGACGCTCAAGGGTTGCCATGCTAGGTACCGCTTCAACGCCGCCGTAAGGCACCATTGCATCGCGGAGTTCTAGTTCAATATCATCAACAAGTTTTGAAGCAGCCTTTAATTCTTTTTGAGCAGCAGTAATGTGCTGAACCTTGGTTGCTGGGGAAGCAGTTGTAAGCAACTCTTCTACCGATGCTTGAGCAGTCATTTTTATGCGAATAGCAAGTTCTAGCGCTTTAGATTTATCATTTACATTGCTAGCAACAGCCTTGTACTCGGAACGATTAGTTACTCTTCGTCTCAAAACATCATTAGCCCAGTTGTAGGTGTTTCTTGCTGTCATAGAAAGACCACCACGAATAATGTCGCTAACAACAAAATTAATACCCTGTGAAAGACCAGCACTAATGATAGGCTCAAACAAAGATTGCTTAAGCGCATACGATGGGCGTGCAAGCACGTCAAAAGACCAAAGACTGTTTAGGTTTTGAAATACATCTTTACGAATACGTTGCGCAGAACGACCCTTACCCTTTAAGTAAGTAGCGTTTTCAATATTTAATTGACGCTCAATATCATCCCAAGGTGTGAATCGATATGATTCAGCAATTTGACGAATTGTCTGTGGGTGAATCAATGTTACGTTGCCATCGTGTCCAACACCAAATCCATTGTTTTTTGCGGATTCAATACCCTTGCTTGTGTTCATTTGGAATCTTGAGATATAAGAAGAAATTTCTGCTTGATTGTACATGCCAGATTTAAATGCAAGCATATTACCAATTTGAGTATCGATTGCTTTGAGAGCGTTAAGTTGGATAACAGTATCCTGACCCAATGTTTTTAAATAAGACTCTTCTAAACGTTGGCGAACTGTGCTTACCTTTTCAAACACACCAGGTGATGTTTCAATATTTTTTGAACCATCTCTAAGCATTTCTAGATTATCAAGAAATCCTTTAAGTTCAACGCGTGCCTGTAATGGACGCATACCAGAGAAAGATACAAATCCTGTTGGCAGTGCTTCTGTGCCTCGACCAACAAGTCGGACACCTTTCATTACAAGACCACCAGCAGTTTCGCCAATTGTGGTTTCAACATACTTTGAAATGTTTTCGTATTCACGGTTGCGAATTGCAGACTTTGCGCCGCGAAGTTTTCCTTGACCCTTGATAAAGAGTTCTTTGCCAATGGTTGGTTCCAAGGGCATAAAGTTTTTTCCACCCATAATTGGTTGGTAATTTTCATCAAAGAACGCATCTTTGATTTTTTTAAACTGAGGATTGGCAGCAATCGCATCATCAAATGCCTTTTGTAAACGTGCAGCAGAGTTTGCTCCTGGAAGATATGGTTGTCCAGTTTGAATGACTTTATTTTGTATTTGAGCCTTAACATTGCTCATATCAAATAACTTATCGCTTGCTGTCGCAGCAAGACGTTCCATTGCTGCAACATTTCCTTTATCTGCAAGAATTAAATCTTTTACCACGTTAGCATCAGTGGCATCATGAATGATTGGAATCAATCTTTCATTGGTGCTGTACTTGGTAACTAGGTCCTCAATGACTCCCCAGTCCTTTGTACCAGCAAGCAAGAGAGCGTGACTTCCAGAGACTGTTTGAGAACCTTGAATGCCATTTGTGGTTCCGTGTAGGATTCCAGTTTCCATATCTGCTGCCAGTTGGTCAACCGTCTTACCTTTAGTGTATAAACCTAATGGCTTGCCTACTGTAGTTATCGTAGCAGCCTTAGCAACCTTGCCAAATGCGGTGAGGCCCTTTGAGCCAACAACAAGGTCGCCTACGCCAGTAAACCAACGGCCAACAGCATTGTCAACAAAATTCTTTTTAACACTTTCATCGTTCCACAAGTCTACATCATTAAGGTCAATATTTCCATGGGAAAGGACTGCTTGTGGGACTAGTGGTACTAGGCTAGACTTAGTCAGAGCCTGCATTGCTGATACTTTGGCAGAACGGTCATACGCTGCTTTGATATCAGTAAACTGAAAACCTTCTTCGTACTGGCTCTTTTTGTAGAGTGGTGAGTTTTTATCTGTTAAGAGGCCAAGAGTAGAAATTGGTCGAGAAATTAAAGGTGAATAAATTTTATCATTAAATTGTTTTGCTGCGCCCAATAGAAAATCTGCAGTAACTTTAGTAGCAGCCTTAGCAATCTTGTTTCCAGGTATATTAGAAGTTATTTTATCAGTAGTAGCAATAGCATCTTTAATGGTTGCATTAAGTTCCTCTTGCTTTTTTCTTTCTTCTTCGCTAAGGTAGTCTCCGCCACCAGTAATAGTTTTTAGCCCAGCCCCTAGCGTAGATAGGAATGAATTAAATATTGCCATGCCTACCCCCTAGAAGTTTTGTTTGATATAATTTTTTTCAGTTCCGCCCTTTGGGTCTTCACCAGTAATACTAGTAATGAAGGCATCGCGTTCATCTGGTGATTTCCAAGACATCATAGCAAGTTCAATTGCAATTGCTGAGTTTTGATATCCAAGCGAATTCGCAAACTTGTCAATATTGTCAAAAAGACTTCCAGGCATCCAAATAGAATCAGCCATTCTGTGTCGCACTCTGACTGTTCTGGATAAGATAATTTACAAAGTTTTTAAATGAATCTGGAGCATCTGGAGACTTTGCTGCCATTGCTAAATCTGGAAGATACTGAGCAGCAATCTTTGCATTCTCATCAATGCGAGTGTTGTTCATCAATCCCTGTGGGAGTACTTCACTTCCTGGACCAGGACCAAAGTCTACACCTGCTGTAATTGGTTCATCTGGGCGAGATGTTGGGTCAAAGAGCGTACCTAGTTGAGGCATATTGATGCCTTGGTAGGGGTCTTGAGGTGCAGATGGTGTTGCTGCTTGAGCCGATGCCATTGCTTGATTCCCCTGTACGCGCTGATTATTTACTTCTTGATTCTTCCCGTAGCCAAAGCCAGTATAGTTACCGCTCTGTCCCGCTCCGCCAGTACCAGAAACATTTGCTGGATTGTATTGTGGTCCGCCATTAGCGCCACCTCTATTTTCAGCCATGTTTACTCCTATGCGTATTGTTTAAATATATAAATTGGTTCAGAGCACATATTGTCGTATTGAATTGCAATAGCAATTGCTTTGCGAACCATATTCTCTGCTTGACTAATAGTCTTTACTTTTTCCACACCCAACGCTGCCAATGCACCGAGGGCAACATCTCCGCCACTACCCATAACATATACATTACGAATATCGGTATCCCAAGAGTAGTCTTCAGAAACCGAAAAGACTTGTCCTTTGACTGAGACGAGGAATCCGCCATCGATTTGCGCAACATCGCCGTCCTCTTTCATGTCGATACCAGCACTTATAAAGTTCTTTCGCATTTGCGGAATAAACTTTGTAGTCATGTAGGTATTTAAATCTTCTTTAATTGTAGGCTTAGGTTGTACATACCCATAGTGTAGCACATTACTTGCGCGGGATGAACCGCAACCAGCAATTAGTACTGTATTGTTTTCTACAATCTTTGGTGTTTTAGCAATTTGAAAGCGACCATGCTCATCACTGAGCCTTGAATCGCACCCTAATACCGACCAACCGTCACCTTGTATCGCTACTAGCGTTGTCATTTTTATCCCCTAGTTGTAACTCGTCCCGAAGCCTTGCCGCTACCACTTAGGGTAGATAAAATTGTTTGTAAATCTGGTGGAGGTGTAGGTGCCGCTAAAGGTAAACCTCCTGCTGGGGTCGCGCCTGGAACAGGGGACGGCTGCTCAACAGGGGAAGTTGCAGCCCCAGCAGAAGGAACTGGTTGCTGAGGAGTAAACACGCTAGCGATAGCCTCTTCTAGAGTCTGTCCCTTTTGACGTGCAGATATTACTCCCGCAATCTTAGTTACGATAGATGCTGGGTCTCCGCCTTGCGTAGCCATTGTTGGGATAGCCTGAGCCATCGCAGTAATACCACCAAGAAGTGATGAACGCATATTTTCGATTTCAATCTTTTCAAGTTCTTGCGTCACGTTTACGGTAAATGGAAGTTCACGCATAGCCATGTCCTTGGAGATGAGTCCTCCACCAAGAGCCTGAAGCATAAAGATAAGTCCTTGTGCTGGGTTAAGACCAGCAAGCATACCATAGCGAACATCTGCAGAGTAGTCACCCTTGATGTCTTTAGATGGCTTGTAAGTAATTTCGTACGGACTACCAGAGTCTACGCCACGAATTGTTTTTTCTTCTGAAAAGATTTGCTCATCTACTTCAAAACATAGAGAAACAACATCACGCAGAGCAGAGGCAAAGATTGCTTGTGCTGATTTAACCTGTGTATCAAAGGCACCCATAAGTGCCTGTACACCTTGACCAGTTACAATGCTTGCATCAATGTTACCAGAACGTCCTTCTGGATAACGAGTACCTGAGCGAAGTTCCTGGTTAAGGAGTTGTGCTTCTGTGAATGCGCCCTGCGGAATGTTTAATTCGACACGTCGAACGCCAGCAGGGTTGGCGGTACGAATTACCGCATCGCCACCCAACTGGAGTTCTTGAACGTCTTGTGGTAACACAATTGGTGCTTGAACACTTTTTTCCGCTGCTTCCATTGCCAGTAAGGCGAAACGGTTGCGGAGAAGTTGAATACCTAGTACGTCGTCGAATTGTCCACGCATCTC